TCGATGACGTGAGCGCAGCCGTAGACGCGATCGTCACGACTGCCGAAGAAGAACGCGAGTTCAACAGCAAGACCGGCGCTACGAACAAGCAACTGTTGGCCAGCATGGCCGCCTTGCAAAAGCAGTTCACCGCGCTTCAGAACACTTCCACCGGTCGCCAGTTGCCGCGTAATGCCGGCCCTGTAACGACAACCAAAAAGCGAGTGCTCTGACTATGGCTCGTTCCCTGAGCGCCTACGGCGCCAAGATGTACGCCGAAATGCAGTTGGCCATTGCCGAGACCTACGGTGTCGAGCTGTCCAGCAAGATGTTCTCCGTTGAACCGTCGATCGCACAGGAACTGAACGACGCGATTACCGCCAAGTCGGACTTCCTTTCCCGCATCAACGTCGTTCCAGTGACCGAGATTAAAGGCGAAAAGTTGTTCATTGGCGTGTCCGGTCCAGTGACTGGCCGCACCAATACCAAGACTACAGATCGCGAAGCGAAGGATTCCTCTGCTCTCGATAACAGCACCTACGAGCTGTCGTCAACCGAGTCCGACGTGGGGCTGCCCTACGCCAAAATCGACGCATGGGCCAAGTTTCCGGACTTCCACCAGCGTTATTCCGCTGCTGTGCAGAAGCAGATCGCCCTTGATCGCATCATGATCGGCTTCCACGGCGTGAAAGCGGCCGAGCAGACTGACATCACCCTTTACCCGATGCTCCAGGACGTGAACAAGGGCTGGCTGCAACAACTGCGCGAGCAGGCCCCGCAGCAGGTGCTCAAGGAAGGCAAGGTCGCTGGCAAGGTCACCCTCGGCGCAGGTGGTGATTACGCCAACCTGGACGCCCTTGTGCATGACACCAAGCAAATGGTGGACGAACGCCTGCGCGACAGTGGCGACCTGATCGCAATTATCGGCACCGACCTGTTGGCGGCCGACAAGGCCAAGCTGTACGCCAAGCAAGGCGACACCCCGACGGAAAAAGAACGCGTCGAAGATGCCCAGGTGATCGCCACCTACGGGGGTCTGCCAAGCTTCAGCGTGCCGTTCTTCCCGGTCAACGGCGTGCTGGTCACCAGTTGGGACAACCTCTCGATCTACTTCCAGGATTCGAGCTGGCGCAAGCAAACCGTGGACAACCCGAAACGCTCCCGTGTCGAGGATTACAACAGCCGCAATGAGGGCTACGTGATCGAGCAGTTGGAGAAAATCGCGCTGACCGAAAACGTGGAGCTGGTCGCATGAGCCTGGCCCTTGCCCACAAGCGCCGCACCCTGGCTTTGGGAAGTGCCGCAGTAATTGCAGCGGCGGCTGCACCGCTGGCGTACTCGCCGGCGGAAGCCCTGAGCAGCCCGGCCAATGCCAAGAAACACCTGTTGCTGATGGAAGCCTCTCTGGATCAGGACCTGGAGCGCCTGAGTGCGCTCAAGAACCTGGCCAGTAAGCAGGCGCTCAAGCGTGAGGAGCTGCTGCCCAAGTACCAGGACTTCATCCAGCGGTACATGGAATCGGGTCTGGTCATGCCGAACCGCGTCCTGGTGCAGGTGATGATCTGGCTGTTCGACACCGAGCAGTTCGAGGACGGGCTGGAGCTGGCGGACTTTGCTATCGGGCAAGGGCAGGAAATGCCGGAGCGCTTCAAGCGCCGCGATGTGCAGACGTTCGTTGCGGACGCTGTGATCGAGTGGGCCTACGCCGAATACAACGCCCAGCGCAGCCCGGAGCCTTACCTGTCCGACCTGCTGCCGCGTGTTGACGGTGAATGGGAACTGACGGAGCAGATCCCGAGCAAGTACCACAAGTTGATCGGCATGCGCGCCATGGAGGCCGAGCAGTGGGAAACCGCGCTCAAGCACCTGGAGCGCTCCACTGAGCTGTATTCGAAGGCTGGCAACGAGACTCGCATTTCGAAGTGCCGCAAGGCTCTGGCCAAACAGACACCCACCGCCCCAGGCGCCGAATAACCGACTACCCCCCCAGCGGGGAACTGTGGACGTGAGTCTGCCATTTATGGCCAGCCCCACGAGAAACAGTCTCCCCGCCCTATTTGAGCGGTCAGCATGAGCTTTTCCGGGAAACCCACCAGCTTTGTGGAACAGACAATTGAGAACGACGGCTTCTGGCCGAACCTCTCTGTGTCCGAGTTCCAGAGGGGCTATCGCCTGCCGGCGGAGTTCCTGGGCGACCTGCTGACCGATGCCTTGGCCATTGCCATGGCTGAAGTAAACACCGACCTGGCCAAGCTCCAAGCGCGCTGGCAAGCCACTGGTGTCGCCAATGTGGAAGCCGCGGATCCGGTGCTGCTGCCTAAGCCTGCTCTCAAGGCCAGGCTCTACAAGCGCGCCGTTTACTGCCGCGCCAAGGCCAGCGCGTTGCAGCAGTTCGCGACCGTGACCCGCCGCGAAAGCGCTGAGAACGCCGGCAAGGAAGCGCCCGAGCGCGAGGACACTTTCCTGGCCTTCAGCCAGTCGGCCGTGCGGGCCTTGCAAGGTCGTGGCCGCATCACGGCGGCGCTGCTATGACCAAGCTGCAGAGCCTTACCGCTTACCTACTGGAGCGCCGCCTGGTCGGGCCTGAACAGCTCGACAGCTGGACCGAACAGGTGACGCTCAATCTGGTTTGGAAACCCGACCTGGACGGCATGCACCTGGGCGATATGCGCTACCGCGCCGCGATCGTCCTGGAGCGCTTCGCCGACCATCCGGCGCGGTTAATGGCCCTGGTCGGCAGTTGGCTTGAAACCCACGACCCGGACCGTGATCGGCACGAACTGCCGGCGCCGCTGTTCGCCGTCGAGCCCCTGGATAATGACCTGTTCGACGTGGAAATCACCCTGGAATTCGTCGAGCCGCAGTACCTGGCCGAGGATCCCGCCGGCGAGATCCAGGCCTTCGGCAAGACCTGGGCATTCGTTCCTTTTGACCTGTGGATTGCTGAACGCGGCGAGGTGGCCACCGATGGCCGGGCGTAGCACGTTCGAACTCGACGTGCGCGGCCAGCTCGGCGTGCGCGAGCAACTGGCGTTGCTGAGCCTGCCGCCCAAACTGCGCCGCCGGTTGCTCAACCAGGTTACCAAGCGCGTGCGGACGATGAGCCGCAAGCGTGTGCGCGATCAGCAGAACCTGGACGGCTCACCCTTTGCCCCGCGCAAGGGTGACGGCAAGGGCAAAAAGAAGATGGAAGCCGGCCTGGCCAAGCTGATGGTGGTCACCCGGTTGAGTGCCGACGAGGCGGAACTGGGCTGGAAGAACGCCCTGACCCGTTGGGTCGCCACCCAGCAGCACAACGGCGTCAGCGAGCGCCGCACTGCCGCGCAGATGCGCCGCTGGAACAAGACCGCCCCGGGCCTGGCTGCGAGTGACAAACAGGCCAAACGCCTGCGCCGATTGGGCTTTCGCGTCCGCCAGGCTGGCAAGAAAACCCTGTCCCGGCCGTCCGTTGCGTGGATCCAGGAACACGTGAACTACGCCCAGGCCGGGCTGCTGATCCGCATCCTGGATGACGAGCGCAACGAGTCCAGCGGCGCGCAGAGCTGGGAAATCACCTTGCCGAAACGCCAGTTCATCGGCGCCAACACCCAACGCGACACCAGCCTGCTGATTAACCAGGTGTTGCAACAAATCCTAACTTCACCCCGCTAACGAGGCACTGCATGGCACTCGGTCAAGTCACCGTCGACAATCTCAATCTGGGCCAAGGTGCCGTTACAGAGATTGAGCGCTACTTCCTTTTCATCGGCCCGGCCGGCAAGAACGTCGGCCAGTTCCTCCCGCTGAACACCGACAGCGACCTGGACACGGCTCTGGGCATTCCGGCAAGCGACCTGAAAACCCAAATCACCGCCGCCCGCCTCAACGGTGGCCAGCGCTGGGCCTGTGTGGCCGCCCCGATCGGCGCCGAAGGCAATTGGGCCGAAGCCCTGGAGAAAGCCCAGCAGCAGGGCTTCTCCGTGGAAGCGGTGGTAATTACCAAGCCGGTCACCACGTCGGCCGAGTTCACAGCCATGCACGACGCGGCTGTGGCTCTGAACAACACCTACGGGCGCCGCGTGTTTGTCATGGCCGCCACTGCCGGCATCACCGCCGAACAGACTTGGTCGCAGTACGTCGCCGAGCAGAAAGCCCTGGTGGCCAACGTGGCGGCACCGCGTGTCCTGCCGGTGCCGCAACTACATGGCAACGACCTGGGTGTGTTGGCCGGCCGCCTGGCCAACGCGGCCGTGAGCATTGCCGACAGCCCGATGCGTGTGGCCACGGGGCCGGTGCTCGGCCTCGGCCCTGTGCCGATCGATGGCGACAAGGTGCCGCTGCCCTCGGCGGTGCGCAGTGAACTGGACCGCGCCCGTTACTCCGTTTCGCAGACCTACCCGGATTACCAGGGCGTGTACTGGGGCGACGGCAACATGCTCGACACCCCCGCGAGTGACTTTCAGGTCGTGGAATACCTGCGCATCACCGACAAGGCCGCTCGCCTGATC